TTTCCTTCCAGTTCTTTATAGTATTTATCCACGACTTTATTCCAATCCCACCCGCCTAATTCAACAGTTGACCCGTTATCAGCCACAATAATCTCATAGGGGGTTTTGGCATGGTCGGTAAACCACTTCACGTTCCCTATACAGGAAGCTGTATAGTGGCAGACAGGATAATCAGTATTCCTCACTCCGATAATAATTGAAGTCAAACCTTTAATCATGTAAGTATCTCCATTGCGTGTTCATATATTTGATGTTTTTCACACCAAACATAAATACATAAACCATCATGTTTTAAACAGTCTGCTGTTAAAACATTGTCTGGTCTTCTTAAATGAATATCTTTCTTTTCTTCTAACATTGCTTCAGTAGCAGTTTTATTTGTTTTCATATAATCACCTCCTTTTTAGGATATTTACTTAATAACTCATCGTTTATTTTTTTGACTGTTTCCAGTAACTTGCTTTTAGAATAGTTCTCAAATGCTTCCAAATCTTTTCGCAAACATTTTCCTGAAGCTCCACGACCACCTTTATGCCAAATATCTAAATGGTTCTTTCCAATCCATTTTCTGTTATACATTGCCTCTTTAACTGTTTCGTAATTTGCACCTATCCTTTGGCATATCTCAAACATTTCATTTGCAAAGACAACTTTGGTTGCATAAAACGTATTGATTGCATATTTCGTCAATTCTGCGGTTATTGAGTCTGTCGTAATAATCTTTGCTGTCTTGATATGTCCTTGGTATATTCCGACAACATCGTCAACATATTGCTTATGGTCTCCACCTATGACGACAATATCAGGATGAAGTGCATCCTCTTCTGCTGTACTCTCTGTTAAAAATTCAGGGTTAGACACTATTGCATTGATACTCAACTGGCTTTGAATGTACTTACTTGTCCCTGGAATGACAGTTGACCTGATAATGTAAACATTCTGATTATGCGGTATGCTTTCCAGTTGCCTAATTAAATCTATAATGTCATCCCGAAAACAATCTCCGTTTATCGTTGGTGTCGGCAAACAGAAAAAGTGATACCGCTTGTATGCCGCTTCTGCTAACGTGATATTCCTCTCATGTTTACTGAAATAGTGAGGAATGGCAAAGGCTTTAGCTGTGGCTTTTCCGACAACACCATTTCCATAAATTACTGCATCATCCATGTTTTTTCCTTAATTTATGCTTACGTTCTGGAATAATCTGATGTCCTTGAGAACAAGTTGCAAGTGCTGTTGAACCAGGGGAACTGGTCATGAGTCTATTTTTTTTACAAATCCTACACCATCCTAACCATCTATCAGTTTTCATATTAACCAAAAATTAAAGGCTCCAACTCTTTTTTAAATATTGCTTGTAAATTACGTTCTTTCTTTATCTTTATCCATCTGGCGTACCCTTGGTTATGCCTTAATTGGTTGGCAATCATTCCTGCTGTTTCTGTATGATACATTTTCTCATAATGTTTTCTCTCTTCTTTACTGGCATCTCCTGGTCCGTACTGCGTATCCGTATTTCCATCCATGCCATTCATTACATCTATATTGGAACTGTACTTCCGATAAATTGCATCTGGACCAAATATATCCCTAAATGGAGGGAAGTCCTGGTTTAGCACTAACACACCCCGACTGATAATGATGAACTCCTGTGTTGTAAGAGAATAGCTCTCTGACCGTGAGGGCTGGATAAACACATTAGAGAGGGCAAACAGTTCTGCGACACTTTCATGGGGCATCTGGAGTTCCCATTCAGGGTCAAACTCTGAAGTAAAGGTTATTTCCTGACCATTGAGTCCCCAATCAATCGCCATAGCTTTCAATTCATCCCGATACGTCACTTTATCTCCTCCCGTTGAATGGAAATCAACCACAATAACCCGTACGCTCATGCCAAATTCTTTCAGTCCTGCCATTGTCTTAATAACCATTTCTACCTGTTTCCCCCTGTCTAAACGGACTGGATAAACCGCTATAGCATCCGCTTCCAAGAACTTCTTCTTTTCCGATAATCGAATAACTAATGGGTCTTTTATTTTCAAAAGTTTATACACGTCGCTTGGATGATGGACAATCTTAACTATCTCAGGTGAAACCTTGAAGTTCTCTGCAATACGGGGAATGGAATAATGGTTAAAGAATACATAATATGAATTGGGGAATGGCTCGCTCATTATGGTTGCATATTCATCGGTGAATATCCCCCGAAGCCTTCCAAGCGTATAGGGAGAGGTGGCTGAATGTATCCAATGCGCCCATTTCAATTTAGGGTTCTCTTTTGCAATTCTTCTGCAAGCGATATTATGTTTCAACGCTGAAGGCTGATAGACAATATCATGGGTAATCACAAAGTCTATATCAGATACAATCTCTTTAATTGCCACTTCTAAATCCTCTACGTCTTTTTCAAACGTCGGGTCTTTCTTGACTTCATTATGACAAGGAACTGAAGGAAGTCCACGAAGTTCTACATCTTTATGTGCATACCAACCTACGGGAGTAAACCCTTCTGCAACTGTTACCGCAACCTTATATCCATTAGTGACAAACATTTGGATTTGGTCTTGAACAACACGGTTAAGGGAATACGCTTCATCAGCAGAAGAAAACTGGGTAAAAATTAAGATTTTTTTTCCTTTATCTTCCATACAGATTTAACCAACAAAAAGGATTATACCACAAAACCCTGATTTTATCAACCACCAATTATGTACCAGCAGACATCGGTTCAATAACCGCTATGGAGACATCCCAATTAGTTAAACCAGAATCATCAACAACGGTAATATATACTCCTTGTTTTGCAAGAAGTGGATATGCCCCAAAACATTCAAAATGAGACCCTGAAGCGTTATCCGCTTCCACACTCCATAATTCCTGTCCACCCGCACCATCAGTAAATCTAACTAATACATCCCCATCCTGCGGTCTTACGGTAATAGCAGATATCCTCGTCGAACGGGTAATCATATACCCGTCTCCCTGTGAACCGTGTCTATGAATTGGTCGTGAAAAACGTTGGTCATCCATTATATTCCTCCTCTAAAAACTCCTGCTGCTCCGAACTTTGGTCGCAACCTCATTCCCTGTTGTTTTACTGAACCTGGTCCCACCCATTCCACCCCATCACTATCTACTGCGGGATTGTTATATGTTCCTCCAGTCAGTGCACCATCATATTGGTCTACTTGCGGTTTTCCCGCCATAGCATCTTGAGTAGAATAGACTTCTCCGTCTGGTTTGGCTGATTCCATTCCCGCTATCATCGCCATAGCCTCTGGACTCATGTTATGTGCTTTCATGTGATTCTGATAGGCAACCAACGTATCGGTTTCAAACACTTTATGCTCTGCTGCACACACATGACACTTGTATTCCTTATCCGCCTGTATTTTCCTATATTTGTCAATTTCATGGGGCATGACTCTGATAAGAAACCCGAATTTTGTCAGGAGATACTCTCCGACATCCTTGTCAAATATCTTCATCTCATTTCTCTTAATAGACCACCAAGCTTTTTTGAAGATATCCCGTATTGAGTTTGGTGTCGGTTTCTTCTCGATAGGAAGCCCTTTCTTAAGAAGTTCCGCTTCCTTGTCTGGAGACATAAAGAACTTCGGACAGAAAATAATAACTTTATCAAACGCTACAGTTTGTACCGTACTCTGTCCTTCTACAACATCTAAAACTGGTTCAGATTTTGCTTCCTCAATTTTTACTTTTGGTTCTATCTGTTTTGCTTTCACTAGCATATAACCTCCTTTATACCGTCGTTGATGTTGACGTACTCGTACTTGTTGTTGTTGTTGTCGTTGATGTGCTGGTCGTGGTTGTAGTCGTACTGGTTGTGGTAGTCGTTGTAGACGTACTTGTTGTTGTCGTAGTCGTACTGGTCGTGGTTGTGGTCGTGCTAGTCGTCGTAGTCGTTGTGCTGGTAGAAGATGACGTAGACGTAGTGGTGTCCGTGGTAAACGGAAAATTCAACCAACCAGAACCATTATACTGTTTCCAGATATTCGTGGTTGTATTGTAATAAAAATCCCCTGTTTCAGGATTTAACGGATCGGCTGTTGCTGCTCTGAATTTTCCTGCGAATGATGAAAATTTACTCATAGTTATGCTGTTGTCGTTGTACTGGTTGATGTCGAACTTGACGTACTTGTGGTAAACCCTTTTACTCCATACCATGCAGTACCACTATATCCGTATAAAACTTCTTTTTCTGTATCGAAAAACATATCTCCCGCCTCGACATTCTGAATCTCATCCCCATCAACAGGCAATTTCGTACCTGTTTTCAAGGTTCCCCTGAAGTCTGTGACGTGTGTATCGTTGTCTACTAAATTATCAGGCATAGTTATATTGTAGTACTCGTACTGGTACTTGTCGATGTTGTTGTCGTTGTCGTACTGGTTGTGGTAGTCGTGGTTGAGGTTGTTGTGGTCGTTGTACTGGTCGTGGTAGTCGTGGTTGAAGTTGTCGTTACTGATGTACTCGTTGTTATAGACATGGTTGTCGTCGTTGAAGATGACGTAGAGGTGGTCGTTCCTGCAATAGAATACCAAGAAGAACCGTCATATCGTTTCCATTCATATTCAGTTGAATCAAAATACGTATCTCCTTCCACGGGGTTGGAAGGCTGTGAACTGGCTACTCTCATTCTTCCTATGAAGCCACTAAATTTTGTCATAGTTTTATTATTATCCCTTTTTTTTATAATTGCAAGTCCTTGACACTAAAGGACTTACTTCTCTTATCCAGAATACGCTGAACCGTCTCCTTTACTGCCCCAAACTCCTCTCCAATCCGAAAATCCGGTACTATACCGCATCCGTGATTTGAAAAGAAGTGCACCTGTATCAAACGCACTGTCGTTCTTGAATTGATTTCTCACCCTCCAGAACCAGTTGATTTTGTGTTGACTTTTATCGATAAGGAACCATGCAGTGTTGTTGGTCGTAATATACTCCCACGCAACCACTTGGAATTTCCCACGATTAAAGTTCAAATCATTATCAGCCGTCCCTGGACGGAGTGAAGAACCAATAAGAATCTCAGCTTGTTTCTCCAGGTCTACTGGAACAACAATGAGGTCGGGCATCACCTGAATGATTAAACCCCTGTCATCGAGCTGTTGGCGACTTGCCAAACGACCCGTTTCAAGGTTTGTCTCAGTCAGCGTAATACCTGTTGCACTGGCGTTAGATTGTGAAGTACCTGCGTCTGATCGGGGATGCCCGACAGCACATAGTTCCTCACCATCACCACCGAGTTGACTTGATGTAAATGCTAAATTAAACACATTGGCTGCTGACGTCTCCTGAGTTCTCCTTGCGGAGCGGCCGAGTTGAGCTGCTTTGCGTTTAATCACATTATATTGGTCATCTTCCCATAATACTTCGGATACTTTGAATCCCAAAGAATACTCATCGTGAACGTAGGTGACATCATACATCTGTATTGGGTCATCATAGTCAAGCGATGCGTTTTCCGTTTTCACAGTGTGAAGCTTGAAACCAGTAAATCCGGTATCAGTTTCGTCCTGTTTATTGGAACTCAGCATATTGAAGATTCTGGGATAAACCAATGCTTCCTCTTCGAAAGCATCATCGTACACTTCCCTTAGTCCTGGTTCGAGTAAATCTGCTGCTTGTGAACGTGTTAACATATATTTTTGCTGACTTTATGTTTCAGGTTCCCATGACTCTCCTTGCCATTGGGACATTTTGAACAAACCTTTCGACGCATCTGCATCCTCATCTGGATTAAGTTTCCACAATTGGAATTGACCAACTGTTGCACTCACTGTTCCTTGGTCTATCTGAGCCGCTGTTGTTAATTTAACAAACAACTTCAAATGCGCTGTCGTTAACGTCCCACTTGAGTCGTTATACCACAGTGCCATCGGATCAGGACAGATAACTGCACGAACCTTTTTATCAGTTTCGTTATCGGATGCAGCAACATATGTACCTGAAGAAGATGTCCATGTTCCATCATATTCTGACGTAGTGACATTATCCAAAGGAATACCTTTATTGCTTACTATGCCGACACAAATTCCATAGACAACTGTTGAAGATGTCGCTGGAATAACAAAACCTGCACTCATGGAAACCGCATCTCCCACAACGATTGTGTCGCTGGAAGAAATGATTAGGTTTTCAAGAATTGGGTCCTGTGCACCTGAGATTTGTCCTCGATATTTAAAACCTGCCATAAAATTAAATTTCGCCTCCTGACTGCGGAATAGATTAGCTGACGCTACCCTTTTCTTTTGCGATTTCTTTTTTTCGCTCCAGATACTTTTCAGGGGTTATTCCCAAATTTTTTGCCATCTGTTCCTCATTTGCAGTCAGTTTCAATTCGTCTTCACGGATTGTCTTTCCTGCTAAGGAACCGATAGCCGCCTGATCGTTTTGAGCTTGGGCATCGCTCCCCTGCGAACTCTCCGAGATATCTGTGAGACGGAAAGATTTTTCCAGATCACGCCGTAATGAGCTTAATGGCCGTTGGGCTACAATCTGTGAGATTGTCATTTTTCCCGTCGGGTCAAACAAGTCGGCAAATTGAAAAGAAATCTTTTGCAATGCTTCCTGTTTTTCCTTCGTAGGAAGTTTGTTAATCCCGTGCTTCCCGTAAAATTCGTCAAATATCTGATCCTGCAAGGCTCTCCGAGTGTCTTCCACCTGCGGTGAAATTTGAGATAACGGAGAGGAACCATCAGTCGGGGATGCTTTTCCATCTTGTGGCTGATTCGTAGATTTTCCAGATGTATACCAACCTTCTACAGTCTTAATACGCTCTGGATCTTTATAAATGAGTTCTGTAAGCTCCTGCAAGGTCTCACGTGCTTTCGCTGCGTCAGTTTGCAACTTCAGAGCCTCATCAACCTTTTTACGGGCTTCAGCTACTTCGCTGGATTGCTCTCCCAATTTCTTCTCAGCTTCCATGTGCATTTTCGCCAACTGTTCCGCTGTCTTTCCTTTATATTGCTCAGGAAGTTGAAAAGACTGTGAATGTGCGTCACCTTTATCTACC